TTTAATGTGTTCTCTAGCACTGTCTGCTAATTCTTTTTCTTTATCAGTCATATCATTTTCACAAATAAATTCATTTAAAGGTATATCAAAATAAATATAACTATTGCTATTTAACCATTCACTATAGGCTTTTATATATTTATTAAATATTTATATAAACCCTTTAAAAAAGGATATATTTCACAGCTATCATCTTTATATTTATGTATATATAGTTTAATGAATGGCTTACTATTTCTGAAAAATATCTTTCCTAATTTTATTTTAGTTCTAAATTTTAATTCATTCATACATCTATTTAATTAAATTATTAAACACTATTACTTTTACCACCTAAAGCTCTTGTTAATAATTCAACTGCTTCTGGCAGATAACTACTCTGTCCATATAAATCAAACTCATAATCAGCTTCTTCTGGTAAATCTTCGTATTTATACTTACCTTTATAAAAACAACCACCATCATTATCGTGATAAGCAATAGTAAAATCTCCTGTTCTCATTATTTCTATTACTTTATTAGTTGTCATATTATTTATTACCCTTTAGGGTGTTAGTTATTAAGTGCTATTTTATTAACTTTCTCTAAATAAGCTAATGTTCTCCAATTCATACCGCCATTATGACTGCGAATACCCAAAGCTCTATCTTCTTTATAACCTTTTTTAATCATTCTTGCTAAAGTCCAGTCTGCTGAAAAGTAAGGGTCAAAGGCTTGTTCTCTTGTAATATGAGGGTGATAATGACTGTTTATTTGAAAGACACCATAACTACCTCCCCAGTTTAAATCTCCTATTGCTTCAAAATTATAACTATTACCAGTTTCTACTCCTGCCATTGCTACTAAATCAGAAGCACATTCAAAGGTATCTATTCCGTGTTTCTCACAAGCCTGAAAACTTGCTAACCATACTTCTTGTTCTGCGTGAGGATTGTAAGACTTTAATTCTATTATTTGTAGGCTGTCAGAAGCCACAGGAGCTTCATAGAGAGCTTTTTCTTCTTTATTGGTATTATCACTCATCTCGTCTGTTTTTTGTGCTTGTATAGCTCCAGATACTATCATTACAATTCCTATAAACCATAACAATTTTTTTAAATCTCTCTTAGCCTTTACTCCATTATGGTATCTCTTTAGTCCTTTTGATATTCTTTTTTTAGTTTTATTAGTCATATTAGTTTAATTCATCATAATCTTCTTCTAAATTGTCTGTAATCTCATCGTTAATTTTCTCGTCTATTAGTTCTTGGGTGTCGTCTTCGCTATAATTAAGCCCCAATTCTTCTAATAGTTCTTCCATTTCATCTGTTAGTTCGTTTATTTCTTCTAGTTTAGATAGAGCGTCTATAGCAGTTTCTGCTCTTTCTTCTTGAAGTCCTGCTTCTTTACCATTCCACGCTCCTGCGATTTGTTGTAATTGTTTTTTTAAGTTTTCCATATGTTTGTTGATTAATTTAATTATGTCTATATTATAGCATAACTAAAAACTTTGTCAACCCCCTGTTTTTAAAGGCTTTTCTTGTGTGTCAATTTAGTATCTTCTACAAGTCTGTATTTGATATGTTTTGCCATATCTATATTATGCTTCTTTAAAACTAAGATAGTTCTTAATCTCATATTAAGTATTCCTACTTCATCTAGTCTAGCTATTTTTCTTAATGTTTGTTCTGAAAGACCTGTAAGTTGTTTCATTTCTAGAAAACCTACATTGTGCTTTTTCATATATTGTTTTAGTTGGTTCATATCGTTTTATTACTTTTAAGATTATTCCTGCCCTCAATAAAAGGGCAGAGTAAAATATTAAAAGGGAATATCTTCTGGACGGATTTCATCTTCTTGCGTTTCCTGTGTTTCTTCTTTTTCTTCTTTTGGTTTACTATCTAAAAACTCAAACTCTCTCACTATAATCTCTGAGATATATTTTTTATTACCATCTTTATCATCATAACTCCTGTTATTTATTTCGCCTTCTACGGCTATCTTAGAGCCTTTACCAGCATATTGAGCTATTACCTCTGCTTGTTTTCCCCATATAACTAAATTGTGGAAGGTAGCTACTTGTTGTTTAACTCCATTTGCATCTTTATAACTCTTGTTAGTAGCCATTGAAGTTGAAGCTACTTGCTTACCATTAGGAGTTGTTCTTAATTCAATGTCTTTTGTTAAATTCCCAATTAAAATTGCTTTGTTCATATATTTGTTTTAATTATAATTTTAATTTCCAAAATAATCTAGTTAGTCCATTTCTCCAACCTTTAGCAAAATCACTATCTTCTTCATCCACCTCTTTTTTTAACATCACTATTGCTTTTCTTATCTCTTCTTTACTTAAAAAATTATCTTTACTTTTCTCTACTTCATTAATTAGTTTATCAGCTTCTTTTTTGTCTAGCTTCTCACTCATAAATTTGTTGTTAGTTTATTATATTTATTAATTAAATCTATTTTTATTTATTATAATTTTTTAATAATTCATTTTTATAATACTCAGGAAAGCCAGTTGTAGCTTTTTTAAGTATTATACTTTTGAACTCATTATATAACCAGTCTTTTATATCTTCCCCTTCCTCGTTTTCTATATCAAATTTTATTTCTTTTAATAACTTACCAATATCCTTGGGGCTATTTTCTAATTCTCCGTTTTCTTGTAAATGTTGAATAGCCTTATTCCATCTTGCCTCTGTTCTAAAACTTTCAGCAAAAACATCTAACCTAGATTTTGTTTTCTCTTCTTTACCCCATCTTGACCTATGTGTTTCTTTAAACTCTTCTGATACATATTTACCAGCCATTAATGGCATAGGTTGCCCACCAAGTAAAAATTGTTTATTATAATTTTTAACTACTACACCTTCTATTTTACATCCACCAAGATATGATTCTTTTTCTAACATCTTTTTAACTTTTTCTATTTTTTTAATTTTTCCTTTATATATTAAAGGTATTAAATCTATATCTAATAACTCGGCATATTCTTTTAATTTGTCGTGTTCACTAATAAACTTATCAGTAGTATCACACACACCAAATAAAACTAAATTATTCTTTGGAGTTTTGTTATATTTTAAGGTATTGTGCTTAGGTTTTTTTAAATATTCACAATAAAATATAATATTATCTGGAAGTTTATCCTCAATAGATAAAATATACTCTATTGCTTTACTGAACATTTTATCAGGATTATCTATATATTGTTGAGTTCCTTTACTTCTACATAATAATTCTCCGTCTATCTTACCAAATACAAATTGACTACCATCAACTTTTTCCGTTATTTCAACTTCATTCTCAAATATATCAATAATATATGTTTGTCCTAAAGCAAATATTTTTGGAAATGATTTTATCATATTAATTTAAATTATTATATTTATTAATTAAATCTTTTATTATTTGTTTACCCGTTTCTAAACCGACCTTTAATTGTTCTTGTTTTTCTTCATCAGACTCTATTCTATATATTATTATATTCTGTTTAAAGTTAGGATTATAAATTACTAAATCCCACCATTTTCTACCTGTTACATATAAACACATTTGTATTTGCCAGTCATAGTCTGTTGTTCTTTTATCACTCATTAGTTCTTTAAAGTATCGTTTATCGTTTAGGCATTTAATCTCTAGTCCACCATCTTTTCCTACAAGAGCGTCAGGAGATACCCCAGTAAATTCGTCTAACTCTATAAATCCTACCTGTTCTGTTTTATTTCCCGTTTCTAACTCATACACCCCCCTAGCCTGTTCTTCTAACTCATTTCCTCGTTCTAAGTCTTCGTTAGTGTATTGCTCTTTTTCTTGGCTTGAGTAATAGTCTGCTACAAGTTCGTATATATAAGTTTCCAAGCCTTTACTGTTGTTCCCGATAGCTTGAGCTTTACTTCCAGTCATTTTTAATTTCCTGATATCAAACCACTCTTGAGTTCCTTGTTGTATATTGTATATTTTCATATTAATTCTTCACTACTTGGGTCAGGCAGACTAACTTCTCTTAAAGTTTCGTTTTCCTGACAGTATTTTCTTATCTTATCTAAGTAAATTAAGAATTGGTTTTTATCTAACTTGCTTGTTCCTCGTATAATAGGAAAGTCTTTAGTTCTATCTGTTAAAAACATTGACTTAAACATAGCGTGGAACTCTTCTCTTTCATAGCCTGTATATTCTGATAGTTGTTCTAGCCATAACCAGTATAAAGCGTTTTGATTAAGGCTTCTGATTTTTCTTTTCTTGTCTATCTTAACTTTAACTTCTTTTCCTTCTAAGGTTTTAAGGTATTCTTGGATATTGCCTTTTATTTCTAGTTTATTTTGTTTTACTAAGGCGTTAAATGTCATATTTCTCTATTATATATTTATAATTTCCTATTGTATCAGTTTTAACTGATAAATCTCTTTTCATTTCTAATAATTTATTAGACCATTCTATTCCCCTTTTAGCTATTAACCTACTTGTTATTTCTGCTGACCTTTTAGAATGAAACGATAAATGGCAAGCAGAGCAAACTGGTATCATATTATCTGGCTCATACCTTAATCTTGATGAGTTCCCTTTAGTATGAAAGTGATGCCCACAAACGCTTGGTCTTCCACACATTTCACATATAGGATTTTCTTTAGTAAACCAATCTTGGAAAACTCTGTCTGCTTTATCTCTGTAATATTTTTTTCTATTTGCCATATTATTTTAATTGTTTACTTCTCTCTATTATAGCTTTTTCTACTTCTGCTCCTTTGCCTTTGTATTTAGAGTAAGCGTTTCTTAGTTCTTCTATGTCGTTTATGTTGTTTATTTCTTCTATGATTTGTTTTGCTTCTTCGTTCTTTTCTTCTTCAGGTTTCTCTGGTAAATCTTCACCTGCGTAGATATAAAGTCCAAGACCAAACATTGCTAAGTTTTTAGTAAGGCATCTCATAATAGTCTTGTTGATATCAAACATTGTAGGTTCTTTCATTGCTTCATTCTTATAGTCCATTACAGGTAGCCACATTTCATATTTAGAGCCATCAGCTTCTACTTCTGTAAATACCATATAACCAGTAGCTTCATCGTGTATATAAGGCAAACTGTTCTCTCCAAACTTTTTAATCTTATACTTAGCTTCTGGGTAAATCTTTTTAAACTCACCCCAAGCCCAAGCCCAAGACAGATAAGTTAAGTTTCCTTTCTTTTCTGTTTTCTCATTTACATTTAATGAGTATGCTTGTTCAAATTTTTTCATATTATTTTAGTTTAAATAACCCCCCATTACAAAATGGGCAAGTCTGTTGTTTATTAAAGATGTCTTTACCTGTGTCTTCACAATAATCACATCTCTCTATTATTGTGTTCTTTCTTTGTTTTTTGCCAAGAGCTGTTTGAGCTTGGTCTGCGTTAAATAAATTCATAAGTTTATTGTTATTAATTTGTCTAACTCCAGAAGAGTGGGTGGTCGCTAATCTCTTAGCTGTTTTTAGGTGGATAACTTCCACCCGACCTTCTAGAGAATTATCAACAAACTACTTTGATAATTTTATTATAGCATACTGAAATAAATTGTCAAGTCATTTTATCTCGTAGCTTCCTTTTCCATATTTATCAGCCTGTTCTTCTACCTTTTGAGACTTAATTTGACTTAACTCTTTTTCTATAACTTCTATTTGTTTTTTTAAAGTATCTTTATTTTCTGTTGAGTGTTCGTATTGATATTTCTTTTTAGCTAACATCATTGTTAGTCTTGCTTTGTTCATATTTTTTTATCATTTCTAATTGATAGTTTGTGTCATCGCTATAATAAGCGTCTTCAATTTCTACTATGCTTTCTAAGTCGTCATAATGTTTGATAATCTTTTTAAGTTGTTTCTTTAATGTGTTCATATTATATTATAGCATACTACCCCGGAGTGTTCAAGCCTACCTCCTCCCTCCAGCAATTCCGTTAGTTAGTCCCACTATATATCTTCCTTTTTACCTGTCCTTGTGTTATTACTTATCTAAGAGATAAATAAATTTGGTGAATTTTGCTGTTGGTTATCGGTGAGTATTACAGCCAATTATTTATAGTCGCTCCTGTCCACACTCCCACGACTCAATTCTAGTATAGCAAATTAAAATTATTTGTCAACCCCCTGTTTTTATTGATTATTTTTGGCGAGATTTTCATAAACGTCAAAGTGATGTCCAAACTCTGAACCACATTTACAAACAAATACTTTATGAGTTAAGCAGTATTGTCCATAAACAAATCTATCGTAGCCTACACTTTTAACCATTGGTGTTAGTTCGCATCCTTCTTCTGTTGAGTGATAATATTTCATATTAAGAGTATAGCATAGTTTAAAATTGAAGTCAAAACTGGTCGAATTCGACTAGTTATAAAGCTAACAAAAAACTGGCAATTTTTTACCAGGCTTGGGTAGTTATACAATGGATAAAGGGATAAAGCAAAAGACTGGTGATAAGCCAGTTTTTTTATATAAAAATTATCTCAATTTATTACCCACTTGACAAACCTGTT